AAGCTTTCCTCGTTCTCGTTTACCAGATGCGCCGCCAACTGGGCGTCGATCAGCCGGGCGCCAACGTCGATGCACTCCCGCGCGGTAAAATGGACGTCGAATTTCACGTTCCAGCCGAGCAGGTAGCGCGGGCGCCTAAACAGCCCCCCCAGCCCCAGCAGACATTCAATAGGCAGGTTTCTCCCGACCCGGTGCCTGAACGGCAGGTAGTAGGGCTGATAGGACGAGGATCCGTTCCCGCCCGGCCTGGCCAGGACGGCGACGCCGATGATGTGATCGTCCCGGTACCACCGTAGGCCGTTGGTCTCCACGTCGTACACTATCAGGGCTTGTTTGGCGAGCATGTCCAGAACCCGATTGAATTCCTCCGTCGTTGATACAAGCATGTTTCACTCCCTCGGATATATAGGCAGGCGCCCCGGTGCGGCCCGGGACGCCCGTCCCCGTTCGCAAATCGTCAAAACGGGATCTCGTCGCTGTCAGCCTTGAGCACCCCGAGCGTCTCCGCGTTCGGCGGGTAGACCTTTCTGACCTTGCTCGTCGCCTGGCCCTCGAACGTGTCCTGGGCAATCTCGATGACACAAGGCTTGCCGACGATGTCGCTCCGCTTGAACTGAACGATGCTCCCGGCGGCCTTTATGCCGACGGCCAGGAGTGTCTCCACGACCTTCCAGCGAGCCTGCGGCAGAAGACTCGTCCAGTACCTGAGCTCGGCGTCCTTGTGCTCGCCGGCCAGGATCCTGAACCGCCAGACATACTGCGGATTCCCGCTTCTGCTGTCGGACTTCTCGAATTCCACGACCTTGGCGTGGTATGTGCCCTCCGGGATCACGAACCCCGGCCCGGACTCGACGTCACGGAAGTCCTCCGTAAACACCTCATCTTCGAACACGGGCGGGACCGGCTCCGGCATACTCGCCGCCGGCGGTTGAGGCCAGGACTTGGTGCCCGCCGCCTTGGGTGGCAGTCCACTCTGTTTGTTCATGGTCTTTCCTCCTTTCATTTGTATTTATCCCAATCGTCCCGGGTGCCGCGGAACAGGCTCGCTATGAAGAGCCCGAACACGGCGCCCACCATTAAGCCTACTATAAAAGCACCTAACATTATTGTTTCCCTCCGTCTGTCTCGTCGCGCCTGACCAGCGTCGGGGCACCCGCGGCCAGGGCGCACTCCCAGGAGCAGAAGACGTACTCAACCCCATCAGGGTCCGACACGAACAGCCAGCCGCCGAGCCGCATGTCGGCGGCGAGCCCCCTCCTGTCCCGCGCCCCGGACGGGTACAGGGTCGCGCAATAGTCGCAGGCGACGAAGACCTCGCCGTCCTTTGTTATGTACTCAGCCATCGAACCCCCTTCCGGTTATTGCGTCCATCATGCGCGGTATCGTCGGGTTGTCCATCACCAGGCCCAGCCGTTGCCCGGGCGTCCGGTCCTTCGCCAGCCACTTGCCGTAGGGGCGGCAGAGCAGGCGTCGTACCGGCTCGGTCTGGCTCGTCTCGTCCGTGTCAACATACATGTAGCCAACCACGTCCATGTACCCGACAACCGCCGCCCGTAGCCTGGGCGTCAGCATGGGCGCCACGGTCTCGTTTCTGTCCCTGTCTTGGCTTACGGCCTCGTGGCAGGTGAAGAACACGTGTAGCGGCAGATCCCGAAACATACGGGTGACGCGCCGCAACTGCTGGGTGCTCGCGCCGTAATCCTCGCGCCATACGTCGTCCAGGGACTCACGCCGGGCGCCACCCGAGCTCATCTTGCCAACCAGCCTGCCCACGATGTATTCCAGGTTTAACATTTGTAGCTCGCTCAGGCTGTCGATGCCGACGCTCTTGTAGGGGTGGTCGCCCTTCGCCAGGTACCAGAAGATCTGCTCCAGGTCGGCGAAATTGTTCAGGTCTACAATGTCTGGCGGCTCCGACAGCCCGAGCACGCTCGCGTCGGCGACGCTGAGCACGCCTCCCTCGACGTTAACAATGAGAATGGGGGCGGTCAGCTCGTAGAGATTGGCGGTGGCGAGCAGGCTGGTCTTCCCGACGCCCGCCGGGCCGTACAACAACATTTTAAGCTTGTAGTCCAGGATGTTCGGCCGGTATATTCCCGGCCGTTCCGCGTCCACCGGGCTTGTCGGGTTATCCCCGCCCTGGTGGCCCTCAACGTCCTGGCTCGAACAGAATTCCCTCTTCTCCGCCATGAGAATCCTCCTCTCGTTTTGTTTTAGGCTCGTAATTCGCCTCGATCAGATACTCCACATCCCCGCCCTTCATGCTCTCGAGACACAGCTCCTTGTATCCGCAGCGGCCGCAGTTAATGTAGTTTTCGGACCGGTAGATGTGTTTCTTTGCCCGGGCAAGCTCCCAGGCGCACCGCTCCATGTCCCTGGCAAACCTCCGGATCTCAGTTAGCGGACGGTAGATGTAATTTCGCCGGAAAAACTCGTAGCTCATCAGCTTCTCGCGCATGTCGGCGTAGTCGTCCGGGTTGCCGCCGGCGCTAATGACAGTCTCGGAATAAGTCTCCCAATCGGTGTAGACAACGCTACGCGAAACTGTGCTGTCTTTGTTAATTTTTGGTATCGCCGGCAGTCTCGCCAGTAGTTGATTGTAGATGGTGCCGACCACCGGAATGCGGAGCCGGTGCGCGGCGTACTGATACACTCCTATTTGTCCGTCAAGCTCCAGGTCCTCGTCCGTCCTGAACCGATTCTGGGGAAATTTGTGCTCAAGAATCCACAGACACCCGTCGCGCCCTTTAACGATAGCATCCCAATATCCGATTAGTTTTGCGCGCAATCCTCTGACTGGTACTTCAAACTTCGCTTCTACCACGACCGGCTCGAATTGGTCCGCCGGCCTGGCGGACGGGCTGTCCGCCGAGTACTTCCGCAGGTATCGCGCCACGATGGCGCGGGCCAGCTCGGCAATTTTGCGATACTCCTCGATTTCCTCGTCGAAGAGATCCCGCCTGGAAACCTCACGCTCCAACCAAGTGTCCACGGCCGCGCTCCAGTCCTCGCCCCGTAGCACCGCGGCTATCGCCGCGTGGCCGCAGGAGCCGAGAGACGGCGCCCGCTCCAATCGGCGCGGGACGATTCGGCGCTCATATGTCCAGTACCAGCGTTGGCGGCAGGTACACCAGGCCCGAAGCTCTGACCAACTGATTGACCTTGTTTCGTCAGCCATCTCGAGTCTCCGTTGTGGCCATTTTAACACAGCGCGTATAACGCTGTCAAGACCACCAACCAAGCTCTTTTAACCGCCTCTCGGCGCTCTTGTCGCCCTCGTGGGCCTGCTTACGTAACGCGCTCTTCAACTTGGCGTCGTGTCCCGGCAGAAAACGCCTCCCGGCCCGGGCGACGCCGCCACAACCGCAGAGACAGGGGGCTGGCTCCAGCCTGACCACCCGGGGCGTGCCGCTCGCCTTCGGCTTCTTGTTCTCTTTTTCCCGGCACTTGTCTATGTATTCCTTTATTTTAAGCTCGCGCGCCGAGTAGATCCGCTGAATCTGCTCGTCGGTGAGCTTCTCGAACGGTATGGTCGAGCGGTACTTGTGCGCACCGTACTTTATAAGACAGCCCGGCACGCCCGGCTCCGCAACGACCTGGCAATACTTCAGAATAAGCTCCCGGGGGCTCAATCCCACCCCCACGTTGCTGTTATGATTCTTTTCTGCCATAATGTCTCTCCTTTATTTTTACTACGGCCTCGATTATCGAAGCCTTCTCGGCCAGCACGCTTTCAATAAGCTCGTCCACCGAGTCCCGCACGAGCAATTCAACGACCTGTACGGGCCCCGCTTTCAGGTGTGGTCTGGTCCTCTCGATGGCTTGCTCGTTGATGGCTGGCGTCCAATGCTTGTCCACAAACACCACCAGATCGGCGGCGGTGAGATTCAACCCCTGGCCGCCGGTCTGAATCGTAGACAACAGAACCCTGCTGTCGGCGGTGCTCTGAAAACAGTCAATGATTTCATTCCTACTCCTTTCAGCCGTCGCGCCGGTCAGAACGCCGTGGCGGATGCCCAGCGATTCGAGACGCGACGACAAAATAGATACGGCCCCGGCGAATTGCGAGAAGATGATGGCCTTCTGCTCGGTACCGCTCAGAATGTCCAGCACGGCCCGGATCTTCACGCCGTCGATGTCCGAGCCCAGCATTTGTGGCGACACGCTACACTGCCGACACCGGGTCAGCCGTGCCAGCACGCCCGGTATCGTCAGGTTCGTGCCATCCTCGAGAAGCACCAGGTCTTCCTCCTCGATCCTCTCGTAAAGCTCCCTCTGGTCCGGCTCCATCTCGAGCCACAACCGCTGATGAATGCGGGCGGGCATGTCCGGGTAGACCTGCGACTTCTCGCGCCGGAGAAACAGCCCCCGTATCTCCTGCCGTAGCAGATCCGGCTTGGTCGGCCGGCCGTCCACCTTCCAGCCCCAACCGTTGTGGTACACGGTGCTGTGCCGCCCGACGAAATCCCAGAAGGACGGCCAGGTCGCCGGGTACAGAATGTGGAGTAGTGTCCAGAGCTCGTCCACCCGGTTCAGTATCGGCGTTCCGGTCAGCAGATAGACGGCGTTTGCGCGCCGAGTAAGCTTTACGGCCCCCTTGGTCTGTCCGCTCCTCCTGTTTTTGAACGCGTGCGCCTCGTCCATCACCACGACGTCCCACCCGACGGCGCAGGTCTCGTCCAGCAACGCCCAGGGGCGGATCGCCTCGATGTTCGTCACAAAGTAGCCGTTCCCAGCCTGCCGCAGAAGCTCAAGCCTCTGCTGGTGGCCCCCGCCGAGCACGACGACCCGCCTGCCCGGGAGCCACCGCTCGATCTCGTTCCGCCAGTTGAGCTTCAGAGTGTTCGGGCAGACGACCAGGACGCGACGGGCCCCGGCCCGCTCGCACGCCGCGATAGCCTGAATCGTCTTGCCCAGGCCCATGTCGTCCGCCAGGATGGCCCGCCGGCGTTTGAGCAGAAACTCGACGCCCTGCTCCTGGTACGGGTACAGTCCGCGTATTCTCATAGCTTTATGATTAGATGTCTCCATTGGTAGTGCCTGTGCCCCGGCGAGATCTCCGCGCAGATTACTGACGCGACGACCCTGTACTTCCGCCTTGTGACCCGGTCCCGGTAGTCAGTGACGACCCAACCGTCGCTGGCGCCGACCATGCGCTCATCGTAACGCTCCCAGAATCGCATCGCCTGGCCGTAGTCGCAGTCCGATGGCCCATTGACATGGAAAAAGCCATGTAGGCCCCGGTAGTAATCCCGCGCGAACTCGTCGCAGGCGTTTAGCGATTCGACAATTGTACCGTCGCTCCATTTCTTCTTCATTTTATTCCTCCTCATCAAAATCGGACGGCTCGTAGATCTTAATCCTTTCCCGCCACCGGACGCATCGTCCGTGCTTGCGGCGGCGCCAGCCCCAGAGCTGGACGGAGCCACCGGCCCTCAGCCAGGCCAGGGCTTCGCACGAGCGCCGGATCTTGCGGTCGTGCGCCGCAAAATCGCGGCCGCAGACCTGGATGCCCCATATCTGGCCCGACGCAATCGCCATAATGTCGAACACGCCGAACAGGTCAACCGTCCGGCCGTGCGTCCCGGCGTGGCTGAGCCGGCGCTCGGCTATGGCGGCGGGGTAGCCGAGCCGCTTCAGCCGTGCCATTGTTAGCTTGACGGGCGATTGTGCCATGATTATTGTTTCCCGTTCACGATTTCCTGGACGATGGGCACGGCGCGCTCGTCGCCGTCGAGCAAGGCGGCCCTGCCGTCGCGGACGCCGATCTGGGACGAAAAGACTCGATAGTTGCCACAATAGGCCAGCACCATCACTATCTCGTCCACGTCCGGCCATTCGGTACTCGGGAATTTAGCCACCAGGTCGCGCACCCTGTTCCTGACGACGCACAGTTGAAATGTCTCTGCCCCACGATTTTTTCCTTTCATTCTTTCTCTCCTTTCGTTGAGATTTGTGCGTATCTTTCCTCCCAACCAAGAGTCCTGAGACGGGCTATCAATTGCTCCACGGCCGCGTTTGCTTCGGAAGTGTGCTCCAGGTCCTCGCTCCCCAGATAAAAATACTCGGGGTACTCACGCATAAAATCTTGTGCCCAATGGCACCGAACCTGGTAGCAATGCCCGTCCAACTCTTCCCGGGCGGCCTTCAGGTCTTCCTGGGTGGCGAAGAAGTCAAAAGACACGCCGCCAAAGCCGCCCCTGTGGTGAAGAATAATCTTGCTCATGCTTTCCCTCCCGATTTTATTCGTTCTCGTCCCGCTCCGGCAGGCGCCCGTCCAGAATGGCGATGTCTTTCCACTCTTTCTCATTCCGGATGATGGCCCTGACGAGCTCCAGCCCACGCCTGGTGCCATCCAGGAGCACCAGCCGGCCATTCTTGACGCCAACCTTCCAGCCGCCCACGTACCGGCTCTTTCTGAATGCGTCCACGCAGTAGATTGCGTCGTAGCCGTCCCGCCACGGGATCCGGATTACAATCAGGCTCAGGTCGCTGTTTCTCTTTTTCCCCATTGTCTCGTCCTCCACAGTTTTATTATAACACACAAAGATATGTTTTGTCAAGTATTTTTGTGTACCGACGTGTTCTTTCATTTCACCTCTTCCCACACTTTTATTATAACACACGAGGGTGTGCTTTGTCAAGTATTTTTTTGTAAATTATAAATATTTTTGTTAAACTCTTGAAATTTCGTAATTTACGGGCAGTCCTATTGTTTCCTTTTTTTTCTCTTTTATCCCGCCAATATGGACAAGATTTGGCCCGGATGGCAGCTCATCATGCCGGATCCTGATTCGTGGTGCTTATCTGCCGGGTCGAGGTTGTCTCAAGATGGCTGACGAGCTCCTCCCCCATCAGTTTGGAAATCGCCCAGGAATAATCGAGTTCCATATTCCAGACAAAGCAGGTATTCGGTCCGTTTATAATTCTTCCATATATCTGTATCAGATCGCCGTCCACAAGATCTCTGTCTAATACTTCAGACGCCTG